TGTTGGCGCAGCGACTGGCACTGAGGCTACTCCCTTCTCGGCTACCGTTTCGTAAGGGCTGAGTTATGGGTAAGCTAAACAGCAAAGTCCAAAACAAGGGGGCGGCGAAAGCCGCTCCTGCAAAGCCTACTAAGAAGCCTTCCACAAAGAAAGGAGGCTGACCGATGAATACGGATGTTTGGGCGGTAACACAGAAGTCGGACGCAGATTTCTACGTGGAAGCCGTCACTCCTACGGGCGCAGGCGCTTTGACTCTCGCCAACACGGTCCCCGCCCGCAACGGCGTGGGATATCAAGTCACGGTTACTTCGGACGGCGCGGATAACGGGCGCACCTTTACCATCACCGGTATTGGTATGAACGGACAGACGCTCACTGAAGCCATCACGGGCCCTAATACAACTACAGTTACTGGGTCTTCGTATTTCGCGCAGGTGACCGGGGTATCGGTTGACGCTGCTACCGCAGGTGAAATTACGGTGGGCTACGGCGGCAATCTTGCGCTCCCCGCAACGCGCATTATGCACGTCTATTATGAGGCCACCGCCACGGCAGGGACTATTACGATCACTCGCGCGAGTGACGGCGCGGAACTGTTTTATATCCCCACCCCCTCCGCTGCCGACCACACAGATAGCATGATGATGCCGGGTGGCGGTATTCGCACCGCGTTTACCCCTACGGACTATGCTGTGGTCGCGACGACGAACCTAGTGGCACTTAATCTAATGTGCGGGTGATGGATAGATGCGCGTCTATTACAAAAAAGGCGGTGGGGTAAAATCTCCCGCATGGCAGCGCAAAGAGGGTAAAAACCCCGAAGGGGGCCTCAATGCGAAGGGGCGCGCGTCCGCTAAGCGGGAGGGGATGAATCTCAAACCCCCCGCGCCAAACCCAAAAACCAAGAAAGACGCCGGGCGTCGCAAGTCGTTTTGCGCCCGGATGTCCGGTATGAAGAAGAAGTTGACGAGCGAGAAGACGAAGAACGATCCGAACTCGCGCATCAATAAAAGCCTAAGAGCGTGGAACTGCTGATGCCTGCAAAGTCTGAAAAACAGCGGCGCTTCATGGCAATGGCCTACAATGACCCCAGCATGGGCATCTCCAAGGAGGTTGCAAAAAAGTTCATGAAGAAGCCCGCAAAAGGTTACAAAGAAGGTGGAAAGCTCCCCGACCTAACTGGGGACGGCAAGATAACTCAAGCTGACGTTCTGAAAGGGCGCGGCGTTTTCAAGAAAGGTGGCACCGTGAAGAATTATCAGGCTGGTGGGATGACCGCGTCGCGTCGTCCGAAGATGCGCCCCGAAGACATGGAAGAGTCGCGTATGGCCCCCAAGCGCTCGATGCGCCCGCGCCGTCGCCCGGAAGACATGGAAATGGATATGTCGGTGGACACCGCAGTTGGTCGCGGCAACCGCGCCGCTATGCGCGAAGCAGAAGATATGCCCGGCATGATGATGGGTGGCAAGGTCAAGAAGATGGCTAAAGGTGGTAAGGTCCGCGGTGCTGGCATGGCATCCAAAGGCGTTCGCCCCTGTAAGATGATGTAATGCGTGCCTACTACAAAAAAGGTGGGGCGGTGAAGGACGCCTGTTATAGCAAGGTCAAGTCTCGCTATAAGGTCTTCCCGTCCGCCTATGCCTCCGGGGCTATCGCCAAATGCCGTAAGGTCGGGGCGAAGAACTGGGGGAACAAAGGGAAGAAGTAATGGCGGTTCGCAAGACAGCAAAAGGCGCGGCACTCAAACGCTGGTTCAAAGAGGACTGGAAAGATGTGCGCACCGGCAAGCCTTGCGGGCGCCAAGAGGGTGAAAGCCGGGGTACCCCGTATTGCAGACCGAGCAAGCGGGTATCTAGCAAGACCCCCAAGACTAGCGGTGAGATGAGCTCTTCAGAAAGGAGCAAAAAGATTGCCGAGAAGAAACGACTAGGGCAACCCGCGGGGAAACCGCGGCGGGTATCGCCTGCAAAACGGAACAAGTGATGGCACGTAGACCTACCGCAGCACGGGGATCAGCAATCGCGCGGGGATATAAAGACTCCGCGGCATGCCCTGTTGCGACTCAAGACGTGCATGAAAATCTAAAAAATCGGAACCACGCCATCGAGGACTATGGCTATGGGCCGATGAACCCAGAAGAAGATAATAAAAAATTCTGGCAGCGCCTTGCTGATCTCTGGGACGTTTCTGTTGACGAAGCCAAGACTGCCCGCTGCGGCAACTGCGCTGCCTTCATCCAGACCCCCAAGATGATGGACTGTATTGTCTCAGGGCTTACGGGTGACGAAGAGTTTGAACGTGCAGATTCCGAAGCTGTCGTAGAGGCCGCTAACCTTGGGTATTGTCAACTCTTCCACTTCAAATGCGCCGGTGCTCGCACCTGTGAAGCGTGGCTTGTTGGAGGGCCGGTAACATGACGACATCGGGCACCACAGCGTTTAACATGGACTTCACGGAGATCGCCGAGGAAGCATGGGAACGTGCGGGTCGGGAGATGCGGTCTGGCTACGACCTTCGCACTGCGCGGCGGTCTATGAACTTGATGACGATCGAGTGGCAGAACCGCGGCATCAACATGTGGACGATCGACGAAGGCACGCTGTCGTTGACGCAGGGCGTCGGGCAGTACACGCTGCCCGCCGACACTATTGATCTGATGGAGCAGGTTATCCGCACTGGGTCTGGTGGGACGCAGCAAGATTTGAACCTCTCGCGGATCAGCGTCAGCACATACTCCACGATCCCGAACAAAACCAATACCGGCAGGCCGATTCAGGTGTGGATCGAGCGCCTGCGTGATGCTCCGCGCGTCAACGTATGGCCGGTGCCTGATTCGGACGACTACACACTCGTTTACTGGCGCATGCGCCGTATCCAAGACGCTGGCTCCGGTATCCAGACTGCGGATATGAATTTCCGCTTCCTCCCCTGTCTGGTAGCGGGGCTGGCGTACCACATCGCGATGAAAGTGCCGGAGTTGGCTCCCCGTATCGACATGTTGAAGATGGCGTATGAGGAGCAGTTCAGGCTCGCGGCGGAAGAAGATCGCGAGAAGGCCCCGGTGCGGTTCGTACCGAGCGTAAGGATGGTGAGATGAGCAACCGCTTTGCATCCGCGAAGAAAGCTCTTGGTATCTGCGACGTATGCGGGTTTGAGTACCCACTACGTAAGCTAAGAACTACATTCGTGAAGGGTCGCAAAACAAACATCTTATCATGTCCTGAGTGCTGGGACCCGGACCATCCGCAGTTGCGGCTTGGTGAGTTCCCTGTGGAAGACCCGCAGGCGCTCCGCAATCCTCGCCCTGATACCGCTGAGCTGGCGACGTCGAGAGACTTTCAATACGGCTGGAACCCCGTTGGACTGAACGACCCGCTAGGGTTGACCTCTAACAATCTGGTTACCACTGGATTCGTTGGGCAGGTTACTGTAATAACTTCTTAGGAGTGATACAAAATGGCAAACTGTGGTACAAAGAAGATGAAGGCGGGCGGCAAGGTCGCGAAGCCGAAGAAGATGTCGAAGACACCCAAGTCTAGCGGCGTCAAAATCCGTGGTACGGGCGCAGCCACTAAAGGCATTATGGCCCGCGGCCCGATGGGGTGATGTATGAACTATACCGAGCTGAAAGCAAACATTCAGGATATCTGTGAAAACACGTTCACAGATGCGCAGCTCGCTATGTTCACACAGCAAGCCGAGCAGAAAATCTACAACTCGGTGCAAATCCCTGCTTTGCGGAAGAACGTTACGGCAAACCTCACCGCCGGGAACAAGTATCTCGCCCTGCCTTCGGACTACTTGTACACGTACAGCTTGGCTATTGAGAACGCCTCTGGAGACTATGTCTTCTTGCTGGATAAGGACGTGAACTTTATCCGCGAAGCGTATCCAAATGCCTCAGATACTGGGGTCCCCGTCCACTACGCAAACTTTGATGACGACGCGTTCATCTTAGGGCCAACTCCTGACGCGGCGTATTTTACTGAGCTCCACTACGGCTACTACCCACAGTCTATTGTGGATGCTGGCACGACATGGCTCGGGGATGAGTTTGATTCCGCACTACTCAATGGGGCGCTTGTAGAAGCCATTCGCTTTATGAAGGGCGAGCAAGACATGGTTAACATGTACAACCAGATGTACGTGCTATCCATCGGCCTTCTTAAGAATCTCGGGGATGGGAAGCTACGCGGCGATACATATCGCTCTGGCCAGCCCAAAAATCCGGTAAGCTAAGGTAGATTGTATGTTTGAACTCAAACTCGATACACCAAAAGACCAGCCGATCGTGGGGGTCCGCACCACTAATGGGCGCGGGTTTACCCCAGAGGAGCTCGCAGAACAGTGCGTTCAGCGCATTGTGTCGGTCTCCGATACCGCCCATCCGGGGATTAGAGACCAAGCCCGTGCCTTTTCACGGCATATCGAGACGCTCGTCGCCTACTACATGCGGCAAGCTATTCTCAGCGATCGCACAACTGTGTATAATGCACTGGCAGACGCGGGCCATCCCGAGCTGGCAGAACTTATAAGGAGACTCTGACATGGCCTTCACTGGCAACTTTATGTGCACGTCCTTCAAGCAGGAGCTGCTGCAGGGCATTCACAACTTCACCGCTTCGACTGGCAACAGCTTTAAGCTGGCGCTTTACACGAACTCGGCGTCGTTTACTGCAGCAACGACCGCGTACACCGCTTCGAACGAAGTTGGTGATTCCGGCTCGTACGCAGCAGGCGGCGGTGCGCTAACCAACGTCACGCCCACATCCAGTGGCACGACGGCGTTCACCGACTTCGCGGATATCACGTTTACCTCCGCGACGATTACGGCCCGCGGCGCGTTGATCTACAACGACACGGCGGCAGGTGACCCAGCGGTGGTTGTGCTGGACTTCGGTTCGGACAAAACCTCGACGGCGGGGGATTTCCAAGTCGTGTTCCCGACCGCGGATGCAAGCAACGCAATCATCCGCATCGCCTAAGTCAAAGCGATAAGGAGATTGCGTCATGGCACTCGTCGTTAAAGATCGTGTAAAAGAAACGAGCGCCACGACAGGCACTGGAACCCTGACTCTCGCGGGCGCGGTGACAGGGTTCCAAGCCTTTTCGTCTGCGCTGTCGGATGGTGACACAACCTATTACGCCATTTTCGAGTCCAGCACTGGAGCATGGGAAGTAGGTCTCGGCACCTTTACGCTTGGAAGCACGACACTTGCGCGCACGACTGTCCTTGCAAGCTCCAATGCTGGCTCTGCAATCAATCTGACGGCTGGCAATGCTGAGGTCTTCATCACTCAGCCCGCAGGAAAAACGGTTGTCTTCGATGCTGCTGGCGATCTTACGCTGAACCAAGATCCGACGAGCGCGCTGCAGGCGGCAACAAAGCAATACGTTGATACGATTGCAGCGGCAGGTCTACATTACCATGACCCTGTTCGCGTTGAATCCCCGACCGCGTTAAACGCTACATATAACAATGGCACCGCAGGTGTAGGGGCCACGCTTACTAACGCTGGGACGCAGGCAGCGCTTGTGATCGACGGCGTGACTGTTAGCACTAGTGATCGCGTTCTAATCTACACCCAAGCTAATGCCGCGCATAACGGCGTTTATACTGTCACAGATACTGGGTCTGTCAGCACAAACTGGGTTCTCACCCGCGCAACTGACGCGGATAGCTACGGCCCGAGCGACCCTGATAGCCTTGGTCAGGGGGACGCGTTTTTTGTCTTGGAAGGCAATACAGGCGCAGGTGAACTCTATGTGATGAACACCGAAGGGACGATTACCTTCGGTACGACAAACATCACCTTCACGCAGGTTGCTTCTACCGCCGTTTATTCAGCAGGCAACGGCCTGACGCTTACAGGGACGACTTTCGCCGTCGGCGCTGGCACGGGTGTGACGGTCAACGCAAACGATGTTTCCATCGGTCAGGATGTTAGCACCTCTGCGGATGTGACGTTTAACACCGTTACCGCCAGCCTTCTTGGCAACGCCACAACGGCCACGACAGCAAGCGGCGTGACTGCGAACTCTGTGGCCCTTGGCACCGACACCACTGGCAATTATGTGGCTGCGGGCGCGGTGAGTGGTAACGGCCTGTCTGGCTCCGCGAGTTCCGAAGGTGCGACGTTCACGGTCACTTCGAACGCCACCAACGCCAACACACCTAGCACAATCGTGTTCCGGGACGCTTCTGGCAACTTCAGCGCGGGCACAATTACTGCAAGCCTGAGTGGTAACGCCACAACGGCCACGACAGCGACCACTGCGAACGGCGTGGCGGCAAACTCTGTTGCTTTGGGCACGGATACTACTGGTAACTACGTTGCTACAATCGCCACCAATGCGGGTCTGGACGGTAGTGGTTCCA